GTAGGATGTGGGTTACCTCTACTAAAAGTTCTTCTAGCTTTACCTGTTTGTAGGGCTTCTTGGTTAAGCCTTCCTTTAAGTATACCTTTAGTATGTTTATACTTTTCTAGGCTATCTTTAAATAACTTAAGCTTCAGCTGCATCGTCTTCCCCAAAGGGTACATTAATCACTGTGTTATTCAAAGCCTCTAACGGTGAACCTACTCCGCTATCCATTACTATATTATTATCTTTGAGGAGTTGTCTTGCCCCATTGAGCAGTGCCGCGTTAAATTCGCCTTCGGCTTCCATTAACTCGATGCTATGTCTATATGCTTGAGCTACCTTATCGTGCAGCTTTGATGCCTCTTGGTGTGATAACATAAAATATATATTACAGTAGGTTTGTTATTAATACCAACAAAAAAGGGAGCAGCCCGATTGGACTGCCCCCTCTATTGATATGAGTAAGATTAGCTTAAAGCAGCTTCGAACTCGGAAACTGTTCCAAGTTCAACTCCGTTGTGATACAAGTTAGCATCGAAGTCTGCAAGAGCAGCCGATCCGTCTGTTGACGAAATATCGGTAGCAGCAGCAGTTGCTGAAGTTGTGTAGACGGCAAATTTATCTTCGCCTTCATCCCACACTAGAGCAACATTGCTTTCGGAAGAACCACGCTCAACAACAAAACCTCCGTCATTGGAAGCATTTGTACCGGAAGCAGCACCTTTAGAAAGGTTCATGATGCTGTCAGTTACATCGATGTTAGTGGTGTTTACGGAAGTCGTAGTACCATTAACAGTCAAGTTACCGCTGAATGTAGCGTTGGCAGCACTGATGTTACCGGAGAAGGAAGCGGAGTTACCGTCGGAAGCGAGGGAACCAGCTTGAGTTTGCAGAGCAGAGATGTCTGTGTCGTTGCTGGATACATTGCTTTGAAGGGTGGAGATGTCCGAATCATTCGACGAGACATTGCTTTGCAGAGTGCTAACATCAGATTCAAGAGAAGTAATGTCAGACTGAGCAGTAGAAACATTTGACTGAAGAGTCGAGATGTCACTATCGTTGGAACTAACGCTGGACTGAAGGCTGGAGATGTCGGTATCGTTAGAAGCAACAGCGTCAGCAACAGTTTTAAGTTGGCTATCAAGAGCTTCGTCAGCAGCTTTAAGGCTGGCTACAGAACCGAGATAGTTGGTCGAACCATTAGCGGTGTAGGAACCGTCAGTACCAAGACCAGCACCAGTTTGAGTAGCATCTACTTCGGACTGAAGAGAAGAAGTGTCAGCAGCACTGTCAACATAAGCCTTAGTGGCAGCGTGAAGGGAGGCAGTAGGAGCACCTGAGAGCGTCAAAGCTCCGGTCATTGTTCCTCCTGCGAGGGCAAGCTTCTTATCAAGCTCTACTTTGGTTTTTTGACCCAATTGGGTAAGCAAACTAGACATAATATATAATCCTTTGTTGTGGGTTTAGTTGTGTGAAATAAAGTTATTAGTAGAGCTAATAGGTGTCAAGCAACAGGTTCAGTTATTAGGATGTCGCCCAGCTCTGTTGTTAAGCTATCTCCATCTTCTGCAAGGATATGTGTAACAGTGGGTACATTCCCGCCAAGTTCAATAATCTTCCAATCTGTTCCGTCGTCAATCGCCAGACAAGGACCTCCGTTTCCGTCACCATCTGTTACATAGATCACACGACCGGATGTACCGTTTTCTGGTAAAGCTGACGATAGATACGATCCAAACTGTATAGATTGCGATACAGACAGTGAGCCACTTATCAATCCTCCAGACTTATCAAACTTATCGCTAAGCTTGGCTTTAACCTTCTGTCCTAATTGTGTAAGTAAGCTACTCATATCGAGTCGGTGTTATATTAGGGTGTGTTTAAGCCGTCAAGGAAATCTTGATAATCACCAACATCCTCTTCGTGTGCATCTAAGAAGTACGGCAAATCATTCCAAGCATCCGTCCCGTTTCCAATCTTCATCCTGTTGCGGGTACTGTCCAATTCAAGACCTATTTCCCCCTCTAAAAGTACGGGGTTGGTGGCTGCCCAATTACTGGGGGTATCTCTTCTAAGTTGTATTCTTTTACTGAAAGTTGCCATTTGTTATGCTCCTCCTCCTTCGTAAACATCTAAATTATCACTAGCAGTAGCTCCTAAAGAATCGATCTGTGGGTCACTCAACGGTGCGTCACCGCCACTTAAACCAATGATGTCTGGGTCTGATGTAATAGAATCTGTTATTGCTTTAGCAGCAGCAGTCGTAGCAATCGCTTCCGTCACACCACCAGCAGCTACTGCCCCAAGTGTATTGTATTGAGCGATTAATGGACTCGGTCTAACAACACGAGGTCTTCTGTACGGTCTAGCCACTAATTGTTACTTCTTCGGGAACCCACGCTTCATATTAGCGTAGGCTTTAGGAGATATAGTAGATTTACTTTTACTTCTACTGATGCCCAAGCTTTTACGTTTGTTAATCCTATCGTACAATCCAATTTGATTTCCCATCGTCTATTTCCTCACTAATACTTCTAACATTCTATCTAATTTCGTGTGAACTTCTTTAATTGCTTCCTCTACCTTGGCTATCCGTGCTTCAACAGCTATATCTCTTTCCCGTTGAGCAGCTAACTCCACCTCTATCTTAGTCATCCGTTTATCACCAAGGTCTAACCGTTCGATCATGCGTTTAATAATCCAACCGATAACTCCAAGAGCAATAGCTAGAGCGGTATTTAAAAGACCAGATAGAGATTCAATCATCATTATTAAGAAAAAATCTGTGCTCGGAACACTAGTCTCCAGTTAGAAGCAGTAGGATTAAAAGTACTAGTAGATGTTCTGTTTGGAAGCTCAAAAGGATTTGCTGTTGTACCTGAATTGAATCTAAACCCAACTACAGTGCTAGTAGCCCAAGTTGCGAGTCTACCGTTAGTACTACTTTCATAATCAATAGAAACTTCTTCACCTACGCTCCAACCGTTTTCAGCTGTAGTACATTTAAGAACAACCGTAAAGCTATCAGGAACGCCTCCCAATCCATGAGTAACAGTTATATCGTTATTTTGTGCAGGATTAGTTCCGGTCGTACCAGCTGTCCATGTAATATCTGAACTTTTAAAAGAAGAAACACTACTTACCTGATTATCCACATACGCTTTTATGCTTTGTTGCGTAGCTAGTGCAGTAGCAGAGTTAGATGTCATAGCATCTTCATCCAAAACAGATACACTTGTCGGTGAAGCCGTGCTTCCAGAAAGATTACCCACTACATTCATGTTAGCCATGAGTTGTATCTTCGGGAAGGTAACAGCTCGTAAATTTATTTTATCCGTAGTAACAGCATCGTTAGCTATCGTCAGAGCAGTAGAACCAGTAACATCTCCGGTGTGTGTTTGATTAAAAAGATTCGTAGAACCTTCCGTTAAATCGTCAGAAGTGCTAGGTATAGTTGGCTTATTAAGAATGAAAGCATCGCTGGTATTATCAGTCTCATTCCAGTCAGCTTGTACATTGTCTTCTCCGCCAGCAGCACCGCTAGAAGCAGCAGTTATCCGTCCGTTCTCATCCACTGTAATATCAGTGTTAGTGTAGGAACCAGGAGTAACTGCGGTGTTATCTAACTTAGCAGCAGTAACTGCATCATCCGCTATTTTAGCTGTAGTAATAGTACCGTCTGGTATAGTACCAGCAGTAACACTTGCAACTGTATCGTCTACATAAGTCTTATTAGCTGCATCAGTACCAGTACCAGGCGAACCTAATCCAGTGACTTTATTACCACCCATCGCTAGATTACCAGACATCGTATCACCTGTCTTAGATACTTGATCGTTATCACCAGCAATACGGGCAGAAGTTTCAGTAGCAACAGCAGCAGCAGCAGTAGTATCTACATACGATTTATTCGCTGCGTCGTCGTCGGAGTCTGGAGCTGCTAAGTTCTCTATGCGTAAACCATCAGCGTCGTATTGTCCGTCTGTGTTCTTCGTAAAGCCACCACCCGACGCTCCTTCTTCTGCTTCCTGAGCGAGGTAACGATTGTGGTTGTATGCGTTGTCCAACTCTGTCTCGGTCAGTACTGATCCATTAGCAAAGTCTACAATGCCTATATTAGCATCACTGTCTCGTAACACCCTGACTCTTACTAAGTTAGCGGGTGCAGAAGTAAATACTACCTGCTTAGTGGGAGATGTAACAACTGTGTAGTCACTTCCTAAAGTCTTCCTCACCCAAGTGTTTGTTCCACCTGCTGGTCCTTCATTAACTTCGACCGCTACATGCGATGTTTTAATGTAATCAAAGTTGATATCGAATTGTGTTTCGGAGCCGTTGCCGACATAGTCTGTATAGGTGTATGCCATGATAATATATTATTAACTATTGAGTTAGGAGTTCAAGCACTTAGTCACTGAGTTAAATTCAAAAGTTCGATTAAGCTTACATCTTCTTCAGCAGCCCGCTGTATAGACATAGGCTCTCTTGTCTTTTTTCTTTCTACTTTACCGAGCTTCTGCATCTGCTTAACTACAGTGTATAAGTTCTCTCCCTCTTCGTTTCTAAATTGTTGTAAGAACCTAGAATCTTTTAATATTAGTTCTTCTAAACCTTTGTAGTAAGTTCTAGCTTCTACAGCTAATTCTTTATGTCCTTGGTTAGTAGGTAGTTTATCTCTCTTAGTTTCATCTATATCTTCAGTTTTCAGTTTCTTAGAGAAATCTTTACTGTGTACTTTTTTAATAAATGAATCTCTTAGGGTTAACCCATCTCTTTTATAGTTCTGAAGTTTTTTAGCGAAAGCATATTCTAAGTGTACACCGTCATCGTCTGTAAAATCTGTCATAACAATAGACTGATCTAGGATAGTAGTAGGTATATTATTATCTATTACTCCTACATTATCTGATTGAAGCACTTCACTTAAACGCTCATCCATCTGTGCAGCTGAACCTTTAGACCTTTGCCACAACCTAAGTTGATCCGTACCCCAGTTGCTCGTGTCCACTAGTTCATGTCCAAACAGATCGGTTTTATAATTTTCAGGACCTACACCAAACATTTGATATAAAGTTCTTTCGTACCAATCACCGCCTCTTAAATCAGCTACCTTACCGCCTGTAGTTAAACGCCTCATAGCTTTCTTCAAGAATGCAGGAACCGGAAACCAACTTGATAACAAACGATTAAAAGCTATTTCTTTTTCTTCTCCAGTTGCGTACAGCCAATCAACTATCTCTGATCCTCCTAAATTTAGTGGAGCATCTTTTTGTATCTGAGCAAACGAGCGGGTAACAACTGTTAAAAAATCCTGTTCTTTATTTAGTAGTTTTTCACCTGTTATTGTTTGTAATAACTTCATCTTACTCCACACAGCTACATCAGCCGTCATAGCCATAACATGCTTAACAGGGTCCCAATACCTATAGTCGAAACCAAATAGATCGTAAGGTTGTTTACCTCCGTACATCTTCATATTCTCCCGCTGCTCCTTTGTTAACCAAACCTGCGATCCAGTCATATTACCACTCCAGGCAGCAGCGAACGCACTACCGTAAACAGCAGCACCCATAAAAGCATCCGATATAGTTTCTTGGTTGTAAATGTGTTTCCTTACTTCAGCATCTAAGATTTTCTGTTGGTTGTCTTCTATCTCTTTATAAGCGTTAGCCTTCATATCTTCTGTTAGAAGTTCAGGCTTATCCATCAACATTGCTTTATTCTGTTGTATTTTTTTATTGTAGCCTCTGATCTTACTTGCGTATGGATTGAAATACCCAACACGAGTTAATGTAGCTGGAAAGAATACTAACTTAGCACCTCTGTATGTGCCTCGTATTGCCATGTTTATGAAAGGATTACGCTCCTTAAACAACATAACACCAGCACTGTTTTTATTTTGTGTTAACTTCTCTATGAGTTTAACTGCTCTATCTGCTAAGTTATTGTGGAGTTCTGGTATATTATCAGTATTAGAACCAAAGAAGAAAGCTTCGTTAACTCTGCGTACTCGTTCGTTTATCTTACCGTTCTCGTTTAAAACAGCTAAACCGTCTTCTTGTGTTAATCTTTCGTTGAATAATTTCTCGGCATATTCCTCAATAGCTTTCTCTCTTTGTGCTTTGTTTTTAATTCCTTTGTGAGTGTGGAAAGCATCTTTTAAAGATTCAGAAAACAGAGCATGGATAACCGCAGGTCTTCTGGTTAACTCATCGAATGTTCCTATAGCTCTACCACCTGTTGTTAAGAAGTTATCGTAGATGTGTACTAAGGCTGCTAAGTCTCCTTTGTAAATCTGCTCTAACATATCCTCCATAGTCTTCTGACTTATCTGCTGTTTCCTTGCTTTTATAGCAGCAGTCTCCATTACATTCTTGGAGTTTATGTTGTAATTAGAAGAAAACATTTTACCAGCTTGGTGGTCTGTAGCACTCCGTCCGGTCTTGTAGGTCTGAGCAGCTGCTCTTTTATACTGCATAATATCAGACCACAGTTTAGCTCCTGCTTTATATTCATAACGAGCCAACTGTATACCTTCTGATAAGCTTTTATTCCTAATACTTTCGTATAAAAAAGTAGTCAAAGGTTTAGCAGTTACTGTCCTCGCCCACTCAAATGTAGCACTAGGTAGACCAGCTATCATAGAACCAGCTTGCATAAGGAATCCGTTTTTACGCATACGCAATGCAGTATTAACTCCTTTAGCTAGTTTATTTAATGAGCTTTGTTCAGATGTAATCTTATCCCACTCAACTAAGTAGTTAACAAGTTCTATATTCTTATCTTGTCTAATTAAAAACTCGTTAGCTTTTTCAAGCTCCTTAATAGTTTTACGCATGTCAGCTTTAATAGCTGCTCTTTCTTTTTGCTTCTTACTTAAAGCGGTTTCTACTTTAGGTCCTTTAGGTTTAGCTTCTACCTCTGCTCGTATCTCCCCCATTACTGCTCTGCCTTTTATATCAGCAAGACGAGCAATATCTTTTTCTACTTCTATTAGTTTCGGTATCTCTTTAAGGAAGTTTTTGTAGTATTTTATTTGTAACTTCTTTTCCTTAAACCTCGGATCATCTTCTATGTTTTTCTTCTTACCAGTAACAGGGAACTCAAGTTCATTAACAGCTAAAAACTTAGCTCTATATTCATCTAGTTCTTTATTTAGTTTTAGTTCTTCAGCTTGAACCTGTCGCTCTAACCTTCTAGCTTGTTCGACTGGGTCTAATTCTTTCTGTGCCTGGTCTATTTCTTTTACTGTATCCTTAATATTCTTACGAAGGAAAGCTATATCACTATCTAAACCCGCCTCTTCCGCACTCTTTTGCCTAACAGGACCTTCAGGTTTAGGAGTAATAAACTCACGCTGCTCACCTAATGGTGCTGTTTGTTTAGCTATTAAGTCGTCTCTTGTTTTGTATTTAGCTTGAAGCCTTAATGCATCGTTCTCTGCTTTCTTATAATACTCAAGAGTTCTTTTTATTTCTACAATCTGTGGGTCTAACTCAGTCTGCTCTTTAGGTATTTTCTTTATAGCATCTAAATCACCAAACCTTTTCCTAACTTCATTAAGTTTAAGTTCGTATTTAGCTACTTGTTTTTGTATCTGAGCTACTATTTGATCCGGGTCTTGTAAACTTATATCAGCTTCCGTTACCTTTTGTTTTAGATCACGCTCAGTCTTTTTAACAACATTCCTTAAAGTATCTAAATAACTATTTACTTTATCAGGTTTAACCCATTCAGGTGCAGGACCTACTTCTTGCCTAATTTTTTCTATATCACCTTCGTCTAACAACTTGAAGAATCTATCTAACTTTTCTTCTAAACCTGCGATCTCCCTGGATTCTCTTGAGTCTGTTTTATAGAACTTCAATCGAGCCTGTAAGTCTTCTTCTTGAAGTGTACGCTCTCTAGGTTTCTTAGGTGTAGGTTCTTCTTTTAACCCTGCAAATATTTGCTGCCTCTCTTGTAGTTGCTTTTCTAGTTTAGTTATCCTAGCAGTTTGTGCCTTAACTTCATCGATTTGTTTAGGCTCTAGTATCTGTTGCTGTTCTTCAGGCGGTAAGCTTTCGTATTGTTCTCTTAGTTTCTTCCTTATCTGCTTACTCTTTTCTTTCTGAGCGGGTCTTATCTCTAAGTATTTGTTATGCAGTTCAACTAAGAACTCGTTATGCTTAACACCATTTATCTGTTCTATAAGTGCATTCTCTAATCTTATAAGAGCGTGGCTTTGCTCAGTAGCAGCTTCACTTAATTCATTAGTATATTTAAATTTAGCTTCAGCATCCTTACTCATAGACTGTAAGAATCTACCAGCGAATGTATCTACCTTATGTTTAACTTCGTATACATTTTGCAAGAATCTAACTTCTTTCAACGCTGCGTCTAAAGTCTTAGCGTCTACTGGTTTGTCTGCTATGTATGCTTTAGCTATCTCCTCCTTGTGTTTATGTAGGTGCAGTTCAGTTTCGTCTCTTACTTTAGTTATAAGTGCACCAAGTTTAGGAGCTTCAGTGTTAGCGTTGCGGTCATCTAGCTTTAAACTTTTAAATCTTTTAGTAGCTTCGTCTAAAGCATTCTCTCTAACATCATCCACTATGCGTGGTCTAACAGGTTCTGCTGGTACTTCTACTTTAACTTCTTCTGGTGTAGGTTCTACATCCTTAGCTGGTGTAACAGGACCTTCAGGCTCTGGTTCTACTACTTCCTCAGCTTTAAACTCTTCAACTGCTTTTTTAGTTTCTTGTTTAGCTACTTCAATATCTTCGTCTATAGGTGTAACAGTTGATCCTTCTTCTTCTATTAAATCTTCTGCTTTATTGGAAGCTTCTAACTGCTTTCTAGAGTCTTCTATCATTTGCAGTTGTAAGTCTCTATCCTTTATCTGCTTTTCAAGTTCATCAATCTTACGCTGTAATGGTGCGGTGCTTGCTTCCCAGTTAATACCTGAGCTTACATCTGCTTTGACTGGTTGCTTTAAAGCTTCTATCTCTTCCTGTAACTCAGCTTTAGATTGTTCTATCCTTTGCTTTACTCCTTCATTTATATCAAGTAACTCTTGCCGTCCCCATTTAGAACGAGCTAAACCGCTTAGACCTTCTATACCAGTTTTAAAAGCACCTCCGAAAGCAGCACCAAATAGATAAGCATACTTATCTCGTTCTTTACCGTTAAACCTAGCTTCCATCTCCTGGACAAAGAACTGCTCGGTCGAACCTAAGATAGCACCGCTAACTGTGGTCTTAACACCGTTAACAAGCATCTTCCTACCAGCCCAAGAACCGGATACTCCGAGTCTTAAAGTCTTATCTGCTAGTTGTTCTACTTTAGTTAACGAGAAAATAGCAGCACCAGCAGTTTCCCAGAAAGAATAATCTTCTTGTAAACCTAATTCTACTCCTACTTTCTGCCCCGCTAAATTAGCAGCAGCCCAAGGTAACATCCTTAATCCAACTTCTGACGCAACAAAACCACCAATACCAAGAGCAGTTGAAGTAGGTTCAGCGGCTTGAGGACCAGCAAACCCCAGCATAGAATATGCACGAGTCGCTTGTAATGCTGTTTTTATTTTAGGTGCATTCTTAGCTAACAAATACTGCAAGCTCATTCCACCTATAACTTCAGTACCAGTCTTGTAAGCAAGAGCTTCCTTGTGGTCCATCATCCACTTCAATCTATTACTTATTTCTTTAGATGCACTTTCTTCTGTAGCCTGTAAAGCTACCCGTGCTTCCTCTAACTCAGGCGTGGGTACAAATGTACTAACATCAGGTTCTTCAGTTTCTTGTTGAGTGAGTTCTAGATTCTTAAAGTACTCTTCTTCTTCAGCTAATATAGCTTGTTTCCTAGCTTCTAATGGATCAATCATTACCTAGAATCTCTGTCTCTAATTAAAGTTCTTTGTGCCCTTCTGAAATTTTCAAATGATTCATTATCATAAACTTTGAAAGCACCAAACTCCTTTAATACTAGTGCATCTTCTTTTGTTAACTGTTCTCTGTTTTCTATTTTATCAATCACAGGCAACCACTTATCAAAAGTAACGCTATTCAATTCTTCTAGGTTAGCCATTAAAATAACATCACCGTAATCAAAACCTACTTCTTTTAATATCTCAGCTGATTTAGGTGAGTAACTAGAAAACCCATAGTCATACACACTTGCTTCTAGTAATCTACTTAAACGATTTTTCTCTGCTTCCGTAACATCTGTAGCCACCATAGTATCCATGATAGCTTGTCTATCTTTGTTGATTAAATCGAAAGTAGGATTTTTCTCTACTAAAGATTTATACTTAGTAGGTTCATCTCTAAAGGGAGCCAAAGGAAAACCAGCACCTACAGTAGGTCTAGCTCTTTCTACTTCAACCTCCCGTCTCGCTGCCTCTAACTCAACTTCTTCAGGCCGCTCAAACTCTTGTACACGCTCTTTAGCTATTGTAGCTACTGCTTTGAATATAGCTTTGTCCTCGTCTTGCAGCCTTCTTAACTCCTTTAATACCATACTTGTTTTCTCTGAAGCTGGTATACTCTCGTCTAGTTCTATCGCTTTACCGTACTCTAGTATTTTTCTTTCGATTATAGGTCCTGAAGTTATAGCGTGTGTCTCATCAAACTTTGGAGGTAACACATCATCTATCTGTTTATCCACTCCTACTATAGCTTGTGCTACTCCTGTGATGTCAGCCTTTAATGCTGATCGTATATTTTTAAACTCGGTAAGTTCCCTAACAAATAAACCTGCATTAGCCTCTTTACTAGTTCTACGAGCTGAAGACCAAGGTGCTGCGTTTATTTGTTTTTCAGACAGAAACTCTTCAAAGTCATATTCCTTACCGCCAGCACTTTTCAACTCATGCTCTTCTAGAAATTCTTTCTCTAGTTCCGCACGGACAGTAGGTGAATAAAGGTTTACTTCTCTCTCTAGCGATCCGGTTGTCTCAGCAATAAAAGTACCTACAGATTTAAGAGTTCTTCTATATAGAGGTAAGGCTCGGTCGGGATCACTGTAAGCTTGTTTTAACAGTGTATCATTAAGAGCTAAAGCTGGTGCTACTTCTTTATTAAATATCTCATTCTTGATTATGTAGTCTAACTGACCCTCTTCCTCTCCGTCCTGTAAAGTAGGGTTCATAAACAACAAAGCATCTTTAACCGTCTGAACTGACAACGGATTATTTACAAACCTTTCGTAGGTCATGCTACTGGGCAACCGCTTCAAAGCACCACCCCACAGCCCTGTCCACTCTTTGTCTAGCTCTGTTTTACTTTCAGTTTTAAGTGAAGCTATCTTGTTGTTTATTTCTTTTCGTACTGGATTCAGTTCATCTAAAGCTTTGTCTGAATTGAATATACGATTACCGTTAATCTTAATTAACTCTACACTACGCAGTAAAGAACTAGCATCATTGAAGCGTCTATCAGCTTGTAGAGTCCTAGCTCTAGTCTTGATCATATCAACCAATAGTTTGTTTCTTTCTTGGTTGTTTAACGCTGGGTTATCTTCTTTAAGCTGATCTTCTATGTTAAGTACTACATTCTCAATCTGAGATGAACTAACTACTTCACCTGTGCTGTACAAGCTATCAAGTAGCTGTTGCCCTTCATTCATAGTCTGACCAACAATAAACTTATCTCTAGCTTCTTCGTACTTCAATGCTAGTTCATTCTTATAAGGAGTACTAACTAAGTTCCAAAGAGCTTTACCTGCTGTACTATTAGCAACACCCTCTCCTACTTGTCCTACTAAATTATCCCACTCAGCTGACAGCATATCATCAACAGCTTTACTGTGATCTGCTTGTGTTCTATAAGTCTCAGCGTTGATTAAGTCAGCTGCTTTAGCGTTGATGCTAGGCAACATAGTGCTATTGATGTGTCGTTTAAGCAACGCATCTCTGTAAGCTCTGTCTCTATTGGTAGTAGCTAATAAGCTGAATCCGTCTACATCCTTCTGCTTCTTCAGTTCAGCTATAACATTCTGTTCTTCTACAAGTTTAGCTTCCTCAATACCGATCTGTTCTTGTTGTTTCTGTAAAGCACCGTACTGCTGTAGCACTGGGTTTATCTGACTAAGAGCACCTGCTAACTGCTGTAACTTATTAGTCCCAGCCTTCTGCACCTGAATGCCGTACTGACCTGCTCGTTGAATGGTAGGCTGAATACCAGGAGCAACATCCCCTAGTCCTTGTACTTGTACTCGTTCTCTAGCCATAATTAAAGTATTTTATAACCACCATCTAAGTAAGTACCGCCAGTGCCTCCGCGACTTACACCTCTAACCGAAGATTGAGTAACGCCCGCAGAACCGCCACCCATCCTACTAGATATATCCAGTCCTGTACGATAACCACTAAGACCGCTCTGTATACCGCCTAACACAGCACCTAAACCGCTTGGTCTATCTATTGGTTGTGACAATCCGATCATTCGTTGTTGTGTAGCAAACCCTGCTTGTTCAAGTCCTAAGCCTGTACTTAATGCACCCATCTCTTGCTGTCTAAGTATTGAAGCTCTGTAAGCACCTTCTTGTCTCATATAGTCATCCATCAACGCTTGTACAGATGCACCAGCTACTCCAGCTTCTCCAGCAGATACTCTAGCTCTAGCAAGTGCTGCTTGTGATTTACGACTTACTTGTTCAAGTTCCCGTCCAACAGCTTCCTGCTCCTGTGCTTGACGCATACGCATCGAAGTTTGTTCTTGCTGGAAACGCTGACGCTCTGCTGCTTGTGCTTGTCGTTGGTAAGCTTCTTGTTGTTTCGCTTGTTGCCTAGCACCTGCATACTGCATACCAGTAGACACAGCACCTATTCCTGCGGATATACCAGCTATAGCTAAACTTGGACTACACATAACAATTACTTCCTCTCTAATATAAATGACAGATAGTTATCGTACTGACAATCGTTAAACTCAGCACCTAGCCACTCCAACCATCTAATGCTCAGTGTGTTAGTACGCATAACAAAGTTAGTTAAGTAATCAAATCCATCTAACAGATCGGATACCTTCTCCTTAGAGTGTTGCAAGAAGAACTTCTTAATCTTTGGTAATCTTCTAGTACCTAATAACCAAGCACTTCCGATATTAGTACCGTTGATAGGAGCTACTCCAAATGAGCAGTATAGATAGTTGTTATCATCTTTTACACTGTAGCACTTGCTCGATGTAGCGTAAGACATATACACAGCATCTCTAGGGTGGGACATCAATCCAAGGATCTCTAACATATCTTCCTCCCGCAAGTCTTCGTACAGATCAGGAGCATCCATATCAAGCTGTGCTTCATCTATTCTA